AGAAGCTACTGCTTTGACCCGGTATGCCGATTCTGCGGCGATTACTTCATACTGGCCAACGGATATTAAAGCTGTAAATAGCGGCAACAATTTAATGACAACTATCAATTTTGATGGGCTCGATATCGCATGGATTGCGGCGGAAGTAATTTCTCTTACAAATGTAACAAAAGCAAACCTTTATTTCGGGTATTTTAGCTAATGCCAGCAAAAATTTCTAATTTTGGCCAATCACTTTGCAAAGTTAAAACTTTGTTCTTTGATAGTCCGGCTGTTTTAGCTTCAGTAGATTCCGCCACGCGAAAAGTATTAAACCGAATCGGTGGTATGATAAGGCTCACTGCCCGAAGATCGATTAAAAAAGCACCATCGCACAAATCGGTAAGTAAGCCCGGCAAACCACCCCTCAGCCATACGGGCCTGCTTCGAAACTACATTTATTACTCGTTTGATCCACAGTCAAGGTCGGTGGTGGTTGGACCGGCAGCATTAAATGCCAAGGCTAAAAATGTGCCGCATACTCTCGAGTACAGCGGAAGTACAAGAATAAAAGGTAAAAACGTTCATATCGCTGCAAGACCTTTCATGGGTCCGGCTTTAACAGTAAACCAGCCGCGCATGGCAGCTTTATGGAAAAACAGTGTAAGAAAATAACAATTTATAGGAGTATTTAAAATGCCAGCAGCAGACTTTATTTTAGGAATAAACGCCAAATTATATCACGGCACAAATGATGCCGAATTAACAGCAATGACGGAAGCATCAAACGTGAAGGATTTAACCGTTTCAGTTTCGGCAGGCGAATGCGATATTAGCACGCGAGCAAACAGCGGCTGGCGAGCAACGGCGGCAACGCTGCGTGAATGTGAATTAAGCTGGACAATGAACTGGAAACCTGGGGATGCATTTTTCACGGCGATAAAGACTGCAATGCTTAATAGCACAACAGTTTGTCTTGCTGCATTGACAGGTGCTAAAGATGCAGAGTATAGCTCTGGCCCACACGGCAATTTTGCAATCACAAAGTTTGATCGAAAAGAATCGCTCGAAGAGGCCATTACCGTTGATGTTACAGCAAAACTTGCAAAGTACATCGCCTGGGTGGATGTGGCAGGTGCATAGTAACTCGGAACAAATAAGATATTTATATTTTAGTGAGGTAAAAAGATGAAAACTTTTACAGATAGTGCCGGCAGAACATGGACTCTTTGTCTGACAATTGACAGTGCAAAACGCGTCCGCGATTTATTAAATATTAATCTCCTTGAGCCGGAGGTTGGCGATCCACCCTTAATTACAAGGCTCGGCACGGATGAATTTTTATTGTGCGATGTACTCTATTGTCTCATCAAACCGCAGGCGGATTCGTTAAATATTTCCAGCGAGCAGTTCGGTCAGGCCCTTGGCGGTGATGTAATACTTGCAGCGCAGAATGCTTTCTATGATGAGGTAATTGATTTTTTCCAGAAACGGGGTCGAACCGACAGAGCCAAGGCGGCAGCGACTCAGCAGAAAATGATAAATCTGGCGATAGAAAAGATAACTCAGAATCTAAATCAAATCGACCTGGGCGGGAAACTGACGGAAATATTTGGCGCACAGTCTATACAATAGCTGGATACATCGGCGTTGACCCCGCGCCACTAACTCTGCGTGAACTTTGGTGGATGAGCGAAGCAATCGAATTTCGGGATAGAATGGAGTGGAACAGGGTTTCTGCATTAATGGCTCTCCTGTGCAATATCAACAGCGACCCGAAAAAAGGTAAAACATTCTGCCCGGCTGATTTTAATCCATACTTCAGTAAAAAACGCAAACGCCAAAATGCAATAGAAGTCAAAGACGCAGAATCCAGAAGATTATTTAAAGAAGCATTCGAAGGAAGAAGATTTTAATAATGGCAAATTCAGGTTCAATAAAAGCTGGTGCTGCATATGTAGAAATATTTGCAGATAGAAGTCCGTTAATTCGCGGGCTTCGCGCAGCTGAAATTAGTGTTAAAAAATGGGGTCAATCTGTTTCAGCAATGGGCAGGCAAATGATGGGCCTTGGTACTGCGATAATTGGTCCGCTCATCGGCGCTGCAAAATATTTTTCTGCTTATGGCGATAGTATTGCAAAAATGTCTAAAAGAACCGGTGTCGGTGTTGAATCATTGAGCGCACTTGGATTTGCAGCAGAGCAATCTGGAAGTAATTTAGAAACAGTGGAAAAGGCAATCCGCAAAATGCAGCAGAATATCCTCGATGCAAATATGGGCTTAAAAACAACTACAGATATATTTGCAATGCTAGGTGTCAGTGCTGAATCTTTCAAGAATTTAAAACCAGAAGAGCAATTTCGTCTTATGGCTGATAGACTCAGTAAAATAGAAGACCCATCCAAACGTGCCGCGATAGCTATGAAAATATTTGGAAAAAGTGGAACCCAGTTACTGCCTATGCTTGAAAAAGGCAGTGCCGGATTAGATGAGCTAATGAATGAGGCCAAACAGCTTGGCCTTGTTTTATCAAGCGAAGATGCTGCATCAGCAGAGGAACTTAATGATGCATTAAATCGTATGTGGCGGACAATAAAAATGTCGTTTGGAAATATCGGCGCTGCTGTCGCTCCAATTATTACCGATTTATCAAATAAAATAGCTGTAATTGTCGGTAAAATATCAAACTGGATCAAAGAAAACAGAGGTTTATTTCAAACAGCCATTTTTGTCGGCGCAGGTCTGATTGCAGCAGGCGGTGCATTTGTTGTATTCGGTAATGCTCTAATCTATGCAGGCAAAGCATTTGCAATAATCAGAACCAGTTTTACAGTTTTAAGAACAGGACTTGCGTTTTTAATGTCTCCAATAGGTTTAATAATAGCAGCTGTTATTTCTTTAACCGGAGTATTTTTATACTTTACTGGTTACGGCAGCCAGCTTCTTAATTGGCTTGGCAATTGTTTTAATACACTAAAAGAGGATGCCACAAATGCCATTGGTGGTATTTCAGCTGCATTTGCCAAAGGTGATTTGGGACTTGCAGCGCGTATTGGCTGGCTTTTTGTAAAAACAGAATGGCTCCGAGCAAAGGAATGGATGCTTGGATACTGGCATAGTATAAAATTATTTATTATGGAAGTTTGGTACTCATTAGTTTATTCGATTGCCAGTGCCTGGTACGGAACTGTTTATGGAATTGAAGTAGCTTTTGCTGAGACTGCCGGTTTTATCGGCCAGGTGTGGACAAGGGCCGGAGCTATTCTAAAAACAGCATGGGTCGATGCAGTTCAGTTTTTCAAAACTATATGGATTGGCTTTAAAGAATGGTGGGCAAATACAATCGATGCAGTTGCAAAGAAACTGATGCAGGTCTGGATATGGTGGAAGAAAATCACAGATTCAAGTTTTGATGCCGCAGCTGCGGAAAAACAATTAAATGATAGTTTCGCACAGGATAGGGACGATCGTGAAAGTACAGCAAATCAAAAACTTTTACAAATTGATAAAGAATCTGATGCAAAACGTACTGCGATTGAACAGGAAAAAGAAGAATCATTAACAGATATCGAAACCCGCAGAGCAGGCAGACGCGAACAATCAAAAGCTGAATTTAATTCAGGTATGGCTGGGGCAAACCAATATTTAGAAGACAGCTTAAAAAATGTAATAGATAAAAACAATACAGATAAAAAAGCCGTTGCAGATGAGCTTGCCAAAACAAAATCCGAATTCAATGCAGCAATTGCAAAAGCAAAAGAACCTGTTGAGCCGAAAGCAAAGGCGGTAATTCCAACTAAAAAAGATTGGCAGGCCGAGAGTGGTCTTACAAAGGCGTCGACAACCGGAACTTTTAGCGCTTTTGGATTATCGCAGATGGGAGCAGGCGGTGTAATGCAGAAAATTGCAGATTTTACACAGCGAACAGCCGAGGCAACTGAGGAGATCGCTGAAAATTCTGATAATGGCGCAGCAGAGTTCGGAGATTAAGCTATGGCAGGAATATATACAGTCTCAGAACGATGGTCAGCAAGAAAACGCGGTGGTGGCTCTAATAAAGGTGCAACTGTTGAATATATAATTCAAGAGACAACTGCCGGTACACCTGTGATGGACGACGGCGAAGTAATAACTGCACTTGTCGATAGTGCACCAACAACTTGGGGTCAAGCTCAAATCCCACGCGTATCTTATGATGTAGAGCAACTATCCGATAGAATCTGGATCGGCACCGTTAATTATGGATTCAATAAAAAGGAAGTTGGTGATATTGAATATAGCTTCGATACAGGTGGCGGCAGTCAAAAAATCACTCAAACCATTTCACCTTTAAATGTTTGGAGATATGGCAATAGTGCACCAGACTTTAAAGGTGCGATAAATGTCGATGATAACAGCGTAAATGGTGTTGATATTATAGTGCCGGTATATAGTTTTAACGAAACCAGAATTGTTGATAATGACGATGTTGGCTCGGCTTTCAAATCTGCCTTATTTAATCTAACTGGCAAAGTTAACCATTTAAGCTGGCATGGCTTTAATGCAGGTGAGGTACTATTTATGGGAGCAAGTGGTTCAAAGCATGGCCGAAGAGGCGATTGGGAAATAAATTATAAATTTGCAGCTAGTCCTAACAAAACAAACATAACTATTGGGACTATTACCGGTATTGATAAAAAAGGATGGGAGTATCTTTGGGTAAGATATGAAAAAAGCACAGATCAGAATTGTCTTGTGCAAATACCTAAGGCAGTTTACGTGCATCAGGTTTATGAATATGGTGATTTTTCAGCGCTGGGGCTAGGTAACTAATATGGGTGATACATTCCGCAAAGTCCGTGATGGTGAAAAATTAAAAATACCTGCTCGTACATACAATGCAATGGTAGATGCTGCACAGGATTTTATAAACCGAAAAAGCAATGTCTCATCAGAAGCCGGTAATCAGCTTCCTGCCAATATGCTTTATATTAAAAATGACAGCGGCGCAAACGTTGACAGATTCAATGTACTTGGAATTGCAGGTTCTGCCATTCTTCCAAGCGGCTCAGATGGGAGTAACTTCTTTAGAAGTGTAGTTTTTTCGGGTGTGACACCTTTACTGCCTGACCATAGAGGTGGTAATTTTGTTGTTACCGCTGAACCTATCGCAAATGGCTCGGTTGGTCTTGGTTACATTTCAGGAGTTATTCAAATTAAAGTTTATGCGCCATACGCCGTACTAAATGGTACGTTTGCAGATATTGCACACAACGATGTTACACAGCTTGCCGTTACCAATTCGCCATCTACGACAAAAATTATGTTCCGCCATAATACGATAGTTGGGCCAAGCGGCAATACTTATTGGGCAATTGTAAGGCTCAATTATTCCGAAAATCCAATAAGAAGAGCAGTTTGTAAACAAGCAGCAGGCGCATCGAATAGTATTCAAGTAAACTTGATCAGGAACAATGCAGAGCAAACATCGGGTGTTGAATCCAATGTAACTGTTACCTGCGATATATTTGGCGGAGAAATATCACTGCAAAATGCTATGCCGAAACTGCAAAGCGGTGATATTATTTATGTTACCAATGTTGATGGAAGCTGGCGCTGTATAAATACATTTACACCGTTTGTTTCATGTGAATGCGAGGACAGTGTCTAATGGCGTATTTACCAGAGATTTATGATGACGCTAATTGGGTATATCAATCTAATAAGTATAAGTATAGAAACCTAGCAAGAAATGTTCATCGAACTACTGATAATAAATTAAAAGTTCATGATAATAAAATCATTATAACTTGCGATTGGCCTCAAAGGCTGTGTCTGACTTTTAAAGATATTCGTGAAGATAGCCCAGGTTGTCAATATTCTTATGATTATAGCTGTGATGCACCTGCCTGGATTAATCCTAATCGTAAATTTATCGTACATAAGATAATGGACTTTGATGGCCAAGTTATGTACGAGTGCATAAATGAAAATTGGGTGGTTACTTTAGCTATCCGGTATGTTACCGGCAGCAACAGAATGTTTATGCCAAGAGGTGTATGGATAAGTCTTGTCAGGATAACAGACCAAATGGGCGGCGAAGATGAAGACTATCCCACAAATTGTTCTTGTCCAATTTTTTTGGTTGGTTCAGAATTTATGTACGAAACACCGTTTTGGGATGGCAACGCTCGCTACTATAATGAAAATGAAAATTATGTTATTGGTGATATGCTTCTAACGTACAGAAACTATGGCGAAGAGTATGAAGATTACGAATTTTATTTATGTATCAAAGACCGCATAGCAACAAATGCCTATGGCACATGGCAAGGTGTAACACAGCCGGATAATTGGGTTAGTGGTCATTATTATCAGGTAGGTAATCGGGTTTTAGGGACAGATGGTTTACATTATCATT